GTCCGGTAAGAAGATATCTATCTGGACGCTTAAGTCTTCGATTATAAGCCCCGTCTGGACCGTTTTCGAGGTGTCCGAGCTCGTTTGCCCGATCACCAAGAACGGCTCGAGTACGCTTGAATCTGGAAGGTTGAAATAGATCGGAATATTCAACGGCTTCAATTTATCGCGCAATTCCGCGAGTGTCTTGATCGAAGGTGCTTCAAATTCCATGGATCACCTCCTAAACATTTTGCGAAGATTTTTGAAAAGAACTTCGCTTTCTTCTTTGACGGCCGGCCCGAGGAAGGGTTGGGCTTTCATCTTACGCGTTCCGAGCTCGACATAGACCGAATAACCGGCCGGGGACGTTACTTTGTACCGCAACATACCCACCCGAGCAACAAAGATCCCGTTTCGCATGAATCCGGTATCGACTGCCGCTTTTATTTTCGCTTTCCGCTCGATTCGCAAGGCTGATCTGTGCAATTCAGCACTTACAGCCCGTCTTGCTTGCTTAGGCTTACCCTGAACGCGTCGAATGAACTTATCAAGTCCCTTTATTTTGTAAGTGAAACTCATAAGTAAATCACCGTGCTATTATGATGATATTTCTTGCCCTTGATTTTCATTTTCTTGCCCTTGTAAATCACTTCGGAAAAGTCACGATGGACACCTTGCAAGTGCAACTTGAATGTGTCGAAGTTGTACTTACCAAAAAGCCCCATCATTTCAGAGTTTGACACGGCATTTTTCATACAAGGCACGGGGAAGCTCTTCTTCTTCTCCACCTTGTCCAATAGCTCGTCCGTTGGGCGTTTTTCAAAAATCAAGGTTACGCGGTCATTATAGATCATACACGCGCCCCCTTAAATGAATCTAGCGATTCCACGGGCGCGGTGCTTGACCGCGAGGCCTTCTAGTACAGCCTTGTTATCATCTGTTAAATAGCCATCCTCCCAAGTGAAGCTCCGGCCTTCTTCGCTGTCAGCGGTTGCGCCTTCCGAATTTAGGCGGTTGAATCGACTGACAGCCACGTCCCGGAGGATATATGCCACCGTCTCGGGCAATTCCGTTAATTGCGAATCAGAAAAGCGGTTGACGTAAGCGATCATACGCTCGAAGCTATCCCGTACAATAAGGGTCAATAAATCGTCTTGCTCTTGGTCGCTTTTTGGAATTCCCTTTAATAAGCGGATCTCTTCCGTCGCTCTTTCTAGCTCAATAGCTGCCATCGTTCACCTCCTAAATTAAGCTGCGACTGTTGCTGGTTTTTCGATTGTTGTCTCAACGACACCTTCTGGAATTTCAGCAAAGAGAACATTTGCTCCGAAGAATACAGACTCGAAAGTCAAATTCTTCAATGCACGATCGCGAGCTACTGCGATAAGACCAGTCTCGTCTGTGAAGTCCGCAAACAATCCGCCAAGATCACCACTTGCAACGTTCAAATTTGCAAAGACGAGATTTTCAATCGCGGTTGTATAGATCTTCCCTTCTGGTACACCGTTCATCACGATAACGTTTTGCATACCCAAGAAATTCTTGAGAAGAGTCATACCGAAGACGTTAGAAGCGTTAGCACCTACGCCAGCGTCCCCAAGGTATGCAGCAGCGTCAACCGGATTCACGAAAGTAACGATTGGAGATCCTTCAAATTCGTTGAAAGTTGCGATTTTTGCCCACGCTTGAGCAAGTGCGCCTTGCAATCCTTTACCTTTGTTTTTAGTCGGATTTGCTTTCAAGAATGTAAAGAATTGCTCCTTGATTCCGTTTTGGATCTCGCGCATAAGACGAGTATCAGCTTCTGTGATTGCTACTGACGCACCGTGACGCGCGATTGCTTCCGCTGACACGGAACGACGTTTCTTGAACCAAGCGACCTCGTATGCTTGCGCTTTTGCGCGTACCATTTGAGAAAGAGGAATATCTTCACCCTCTGCCGGGTTGGTTGTGTTCACGTCCGCGGTCCATTTGTAAGTTTGGATCTTGAGATCGCTTGTCAATTCTTGACGACGTGTGACACCGAGAAGTGTCAAAAGATCATTGATGTTTTTTGAAAATTTGTTGACAAAATCAATAGACTTAATTTCGCCCAGATTCGCCATTGTTGTTAGTTTTGCTTCAGCCATTTTCTAGCCCTTTCTAAATAATTGAATGTTTTCAGCGATCGCACGTTGACGTTCGTCGTCGTTTTCAATCGCCATGATATCCTCTTTCGTGAGCCCGTTGATAGCTCCACGACGAGGCGTGCTCTGTACTAAGCGTTCATTGACGCGTTTTTCAACTTCTTTGTCAAAAACATTTCGCAAGTCAAAAATTTTCGCTTTGACTTCTTCGGCTGTCGGAGCGAGGACGTGTCCGAGGAATTCTTGCGGGAGCCCTTCTTCCACTAGCAACGCCATTGTTGCCATTTTCATTTCTCGTTCTGCGATTGCTTGCTCACGCTCTTCGATTGCCTTGAGTCGTTTCGCTTCCTCTTCTTTGGCGCGTTCATCCTTGGTTAGCTTCGCGAGGCGTTCACCTTCGCTCTTTGCAAGCTCAAGGGCTTCTGCTTGTTCAGACTCCCAAGTTGCGCGAGCCTTGGCGATTTCCGCTGCGACTGCCTTTCCAAATTCTGCCCGTGTGAAGGTACGCTCTGACTTCTCTTGCTTGGTCTCGACTTGTTCTTCTTGAGTGACGTCTTTCTCAATAGCTTCGGTCTCGACGGTTGCTTGTGTATTTTCTGACATGATTATCCTCCGATGGTTACGCCATCACTCGATGATCTCGTTTTACGTTCGGCAACGAAACAATGCAGCTTTTTACGTCCTCCGCATAGTCTGGACAACAAAAAAAGCGGTCTATTCCCGCTTGTCAAGATACCGGATCACCTCCGATCTATTTTGTGTGTTTCTTAACCGCTGTCATGATTCCGTCGATCAATCCGGCAATGATGGACCATCCCACCAAGACCAAGACAGCAAAACAGATCAACCCAGCGGTAAACGAAACAAGATCCCAAATACTAATCATCATTCTCCTTTCTTATTTTGAGCATAAAAAAAGCACCTAGATTATTCTAAGTGCTTAAGTAATGAATTGCATTTTTGTATTTTTTAACACGCTCGTAGTCTGTATCGGTAACAGATTTCAAACGCGATAAATCTGAGTTGTGTTTCAAATCAGCAAGTTTTACAACTCTTGCTAAATTATTTGATTTCACTTTTTCAAGATATTCTTGATAATTTTGACCTTTTTTCTTTGTCAAAATCTGTACCGCTGTAACAACTTCGTTTGATAAACCCGAAACCAATAAATCATCAACAGTTACATCGCTATCCTCAATAACATCATGCAAAAGAGCGACAGCTTTTTCTTGTTCAGTTTTGACTTGGCTGGCCACATAGAGGGGGTGCTGTATGTAATCAATACCAGCTTTATCAACTTGCCCCGCATGTGCTTTTTTAGCGATAGCTAAGGCAATATCAATCATGCTGCTACCATCCTACTAATATAAGCAAACGCGTCCTTTTCTGAAATTTCTTCGAAATCCGTGAAGTCGTTGAAAAAGATTTTATTAAACCAATCAACGCTATCAACCCACTTTTTTTCGATGTCAAAAACTTGCATGACACCATCAATTAAACGAAGCACTTGAGCATTGTTCGTCGTTGTATGGTAGTATCTAATATTTTTCATATCACTTCACCCTTTCTATATTTTTAGGAATCTCAAGCCCGTTGCTTAAATCAAGCATTTCTTTAAATAATTTCATGCGTTCTCGATCAGATGTATTCGTATCGCGATACTTCTCATAGAGCTCATGTAAGGGGCCGTTTTTTAAATCAAAACTTTCCCGAGTATGATATTGCATTTCAAAGTTGATTCCGTCTTTTTCAACGACTGTATTAACACCTTTATACGGCCCGTCTATTAACCATGTGTTTTTTACTTTTACAACTTTGTAACCCTCTGTAATAAGATCTTGTTTCATCTTCGAATACTCTTTTTCAAAAGTATCTGAATTAAAAATAGTCGTATATCGCAAAGCGTCGTTAATTTCGCTTGCAGCTTTTGATAAACTTATATTTTCAGTTTGGCTATCTGTTATAATTTTACGAGTTAATGACTCTGCCGTTTTCTTTCGAAATTCAAGCCCAGCAAGTTTACTCTTGCCGGCAATGCGTTGCATATCACTTGTGATTTTCGGCTCTACCTTTGAAATTTGATCGAAAAGTTGTTTACTATGGTATTCGGCCGT